ATTAAGGTTTAAACATAGACATGATTCAAGAGCCCTAAAACCAGGTATAAAATTAAAGGCAGATAACAAATCAGTGTTCTGTCAAAATTTTAAAAAGTTAATTGAAAATAATAGAATAAAAATAAATGACACGGAAACTGTAAATGAAGCAAGTCTTTTCGGTAGTCTTAAGAATGGAAGCTACGGTGCTCAAATGGGAAATGATGATATCATTATGACCGGAATCACTGCCACTGAGTTTTTTAACACCACAGATTACGCAGATTATATTGAAGAATTGCTAGATTTTATAGATCCTGAAAAGTATAAATTAATGGAAACTACACTATATCAGCAGAATGATTCAGCTGGAGATATGCAGTATGACATTTATGATCTTATATAGACTAAACTCCAAATTTACACGGATATATAGATTAAATAAAAAAACAAAATTAAATAACTATGGCACTAAGTCCTCAATTATTACAATTCAAGAGTTCAGGCGTTTACAGATTAGAATTTGACAAATCTCAAACTGCTAATATTGACGTTTCTACTCTTAGGCTGGTTGTTGGTCACTCAAGAAAAGGACCTTATAATACACCAGTATTAATCGAAAACATCGAAGCATTCATTCAGGTATATGGAAATATCGATAAGGCGTTAGAGAAAAAAGGAATGTTCTTTCATAGATCAGCTCAGGCTGCTCTTTCAAGAGGACCTATCCTAGCTCTTAACCTTGCCGGTTTCAAAGACGATGAAGATTTTGCTTCGTCTATACAAATTTCTACAAACGGAAGTTATGATGTAACTGTCGCTGGAGAAGAATTAACACCGTTAATTCCTGCAGTTCCTGCAATTCCTGCAGTTCCTGCAGTTACTGCAACTCAGCAACAAGTTGATGAAGAAGCTGCTACACCAGGTACATGGACTGATGTTGATGGAAACCCAGTTACTTCAACTGCTCAAATTATGGTAGCTGAAATTCCAGAAGTACCAGAAGTACCAGAAGTACCTGCTACATACGGACCAGATGTATTCCCTGATTTAGCACACCAAGCTAGTGATTCACATCCTTATTCAAGTTTCTTTGACACTGATAAGTTTATGATTCCTTCAGATGAGAAAGTATTAAATACATTAGGAGAAGATCCTAATCAAATTTTAAATTTCGTTAACATTAAACAAACTCCGATCACGGTTTTTACAAGAAAAGCTCAATCAACTCCAGGATTTAATATCACTGCAAGAGAATGGTACGGAGAGGGTAATGTTCCAGAATATTTAAATGATAAAGATTTATTATCAGATTACATGATCGATGTATTCGTATTTAAAGGTAAATTTAATCCAGCAGACATGGATGTTGATCCAGTTTATGGAGAATATTTTACAGATAAAGGTTTAAGAAAAGGTTACTTAGATACATTTGCAAACTTAAGACAAGTTGAAATGATAGGATCTTATACAGGTTCAATGCTTCCAGGTTTTAAAGACTTAGAAGGAAGAAACATGTATGTTGAAACAATGATTAACGCCGAAGCAAGAAGAACAGGTTTATTCTGTGCAATTGCCGAAGATAAAGTACAAAATATATCATCAGATGATTGGAGTGGAACTCCAGATGGAGAAACTCCTATTGATTTAGTTGGTCACTCTTTTGACGAAAATACTAACGATCAATTAGTTCTATCTTATGATGTTCAACAAAGAACAATTACCGTAAGTATGCCTGCAGAAATTACCTATAGCGCAAACGGTACTGAAGCTATATTCACGGTTGATTCATCAATCGCAGCAGGTCATACATTCTCTTTTGAGAAAGGACACTACTTCAGAAACGCTGCAAACGATAGACTAGCTCTTATTTCACAAGTTTCATATAAAATGAATGGAGATGGAGACAAAGTATATACTGTTAAATTAACAGAAGCTGCCCCAGCTACTTTTAATGGAGAATATGTTTTATCTTTAGAAGAAGCAGCAGATGAATATGTTCCATTTGTATTAAACGGAGCTGTAATCACGGATGAAAAGATTTCTTCATGTTTAGCCGCTATCGCATTAGGAACAGGTTTAGCAACTGGTTTAGTAGATAAAGATGCAATCGACTTTAGATATATTGTCGATACATTTGGTTCTTTTGATGGTCAATTAAGAAATAAAATCGAATTATCTCAATTAGCTAAAGAAAGACAAAATGCTGCAGCTATATTAAATGCACCAATGATTAAAGACTTTAAAGGTTCAACTGATCCTGCATTTATTAATGAGTTTAATGGTTCATTCCAAACATCATACATTCCAGAAGGAGGTAACTTAGCTTTAAATCCAACATCACTATATACATTACCAAGTATCGCAGATGGTGCAAATTATGCATTCTACTACGGACCTGGTCTTATTGTAAGAGAAAATGGAAAAGACACAATGGTTCCACCAGCTGCGTATGTATCTAATAACTATATTGATAAATACACAGATGCTTTACCATGGTCAATCGTTGCTGGTCCAAGAAGAGGAGTTGTTGCTGGAACTAACGTTGCAGGAGCAGAATATTCTTTTGACAAAGCAGATAGAGACATTCTAGAGCCATTCGGATATAACCCGATTGTATTCCAAAGAGGAGTTGGTTTAACTATCTTAGGAAATAAAACTGCACAGCAGTCTATTAAATCATCACTATCTTCAGCTCACGTTAGAGAAGTGTTAATTTACATTCAAGATGCAATGGCAGATATACTTAAAGATTACGTATTCGAATTTAACAATGCACAAACTAGATTAGAAATCAAAACTTTAGCAGATTCATTAATGGAATCAGTTAGACAAGATGGTGGTGTATACGATTTCAAAAACGTAATGGATCAATCAAATAACACAGGTGAGGTAATTGACAACAACATCGGTATCATAGATACATTTGTTGAGCCAGTTAAAGGTTTAGAAATAGTTGTACACAGAACAACAATTTTAAATACTGGTGAAATTTCAACCGGAAACTTTAGTTAAGAAGATATATAATAAAAAATAAAACAATAAAGACTTATGGCTTTACCACACTATTCACAAGATCAAACTAGTAAGGCGGGTAGACAATTCGAACCAGTACAAGGAAACTTATTTGAGGTAACTATTTTACCTCCAGCTGGCGTTTCTGATGCTCCACTATTACTACAACACGTTAACACTATTGGCGGGTTGGAATTATACAAAGATGCAGGTACCGTCGAACAGAAATACAAGTTCTCAAAAAGATCTTATGCTGGTATGCCAGATGATACTTCACTTACAGTGGCTATCAATTTCTCTTTGAACTTAAACGACGCTAACCAAGCTTATTTATATAAAACAATGAGACAATGGTATAACTTAGCTTACAATCCACAAACTGGAGAAATGGGCTTAAAGAAAGACTATACTGGAACAATAGTAATCGTTCAATTTAACAGAGCTGGAGATATTTTCAGAACTGTAACATTAGAAGATTGCTGGATTTCTTCTGGACTTCCATTCACTAACGACTTAAGTTATGAATCTCCAGAAGCTGCTGCTTTAGACGTATCATGGAGATGTGATACCTTTAAAGAAGTATTAGCTTAATTTATTAAAAGTAGGACGGCTTTAATTAGTTCGTCCTATTTTTATGAAACTAAAATATAATATAATGATATAATAATATGTCCAGTAAACTAACGAAGAAATTACAGGTATTACTCTCTGAAGAAGAAGTGTTTATCATAAACAGGATTATACTAAACGAGGCGATTGAAAATGGAGAGAGACCGGTTTCAGTTTCGGCGTTTATCAGAGACTTAATAAGACAAGAAATAGATAAAAAAAGCGATCTTCAAAAGAGTTGGGATCGAAATAGAATTAAACAACTCAAATCTAAATAATAAAACATGAGCAAAGACAAAAACAAAAAAGAAGAAGAAATCAATTTAGACGATCAATACAAAGCTATTGTTGAAGCTAATGAGAACGAATCTTCAGTAGAATCAGAAGAGCCTAAGAATTTAGGTAAAGTTGATATGTCTAGATTTCAACCAGCTGAAGCAAAGGAGGCTGATTTTCATTTAGGATATCATTCAGTTAAAATAGATTCACTACCGTCAGGTGGAATGTTCTATACTCCAGATACTGAAATTTCTATTAGATCTGCAAAGGTTGCAGAGATTAGGCATTTCTCTACCATGGACGAAACCAACATTCTAGATGTAGATGAAAAATTAAATGCTATAGTGGAGTCATGTCTTAGAATAACTTCTAAGAAAAAAAGACTTTCATATAAGGATATTTTAGAAGAAGATAGATTTTGGTTAATTTTAGCAATCAGAGATTTAACTTTCCCTGAGCCTGAAAATGCATTAACTGTTAAGTATCAAGATAAGAGAGGTGTTTCTCACGATGCATCAATTGATAAGAAATATTTTCAATACTTTTCTATTCCAGAAGAATTAGATAAATATTACGATCAAGATAAAAGAACCTTTATTATTGAGACAAAATCATTTGGTAACATTGAAATGAGACCTCCTACAATTGGTCTAATGCAAAAGGTTACTAAGTATATTAAAGAAAAGCAAGAAAAGGGATTACAGGCTGATCAGTCTTTAATTCAATTAATTCCATATCTATATACAGATTGGAGAGGCTTTGATGATAAATCAATCTTTAATTTTGAAGTAGAATTAAACGGATGGAACAATAGAAAATATGCTTTAGTATATAAACTCGCTGAAAAAATGAAAGTCGGAATTCAACCTGAGATGTTGGTAACGCATGAGGATGACGAGGTCCTCGTTCCGATTGGGTTTCGTGACGGAATCAAATCTATTTTCCTTGTTCAGGATATCGCTGGAGAACTTCTTTAAAACTAAGTTCTACCTTTATAAGCATCTTTCAATACAACCCTCTGAACTTGAAAACATGGAATATTATGAATTCCATTATATTGTCAAGGAGTTAATTGAAATGATTAAAGCTGAAAACGAAGCGAACAAAGGGCAAAATGATCAAACTAACGAGATGATGGGAAGTATGAAAATGCCTTCTTTCAAAATGCCAAGTTTCAACATGCCTAAAATGTAATAGAAAAAGGAGGTCCTAGATTGGACCTCCTTTTATTTAGATATATACTAAAAGAAAATAACATATATTGCGATGAAAAAAGTAAAATCATATAATAATTTCGTAAACGAATCTTTAATTACTGAAATTATAGATCCTATCACCTTAACATTTGCTATAGCAGGAATAGGTATAGCGTTTGGACCTGAAATCATGAAAGCATATAGATCGAGAAAAATATCTAATGCAGATCTTAAAGATCTTACGAAGATGTTATCTAAGGCTAAAGCTAAGGCAAAGAAATATGAAAGACAAGGTCTAGATCATGATTCTGCAGAAGCACAGTCTGAAGTAGATCATATTGAAGCAAGAATAGATGATCTTCGAGGTGAAATGAGTAACCATGATGAAATTATTAAAGATTTTGAAAAGGATAAAAAGACACATAAGGAACTAGAACAGGAACTTAAGGGTGTTGATCCTGAAGTTTTAAGAAAGGCATTAAGAAATGCAAAGAAAGAAGCTTCTAAATTAAAATAAAAGCCCGCAATACCTAAATGGCAAACACCAACTCCGAAAAGGCGTTAATGGGATTCGCAATGAGTTCCAACTCGCTTCTGCAGAAAATAGAGGCTATAGAGAATCAAACCAGAGATACTTTATTTAGAATAGAGAGTATCATGGTTACGAGTTTCTCTGTTACACAGGGTATTGCCGCAAGTCTTACTGAAAACAACAAAATACTTAAAGAAATAAAGGAAATCATTTCCAGAAAAAGCGAGGCTGAAAAGGCTCAATTTGGAGGTGGTGGAGGAATAAGTAAACTTCTAGGACTAGGAGGGTTTATCGCACTTACAGGAATAGGAATGTTCGGTCTAGCGATGGCATTTCAAGAAGCAGGTAAGGTAAGTCCTACGGCTATAGTTTCTGGTATTGCTTTATTCGCAGCAATGTTCCCTATTGCAAAAATCCTAGGAGCTATAATGGCAGATCCTAGTAGCGGTGGAGTTTTTGGT